TGTCCATGAAAGCAAGAAAATGGAGAGACCAAAAAGGTCTTTCTTATTCATTCGAACAGGAGAACAAATAGTGTCTCACTCAGAAGCACCAATCAGTATCACAATCAAGACAGCATCAGGTAGTTTAGTAACAGTCCGTGCAAGTAGCGGAGAGGAACTAGACGCAGTGGTTGCAACAGGATTAGCAGCCATCACATCAGCCACAACAGAACTAGAGCAAGCAATTCGTGGCACAGTACCAACACCTATGACAGTAGGAGCAATTGCATCAGCACTAGGCGCAAGCATTTCACCAATGGATAATTCAACTGCCTCGCTTAGTGGACGTAACTGCCCACATGGACACATGACTGCAATACAAGGTACTGGTAAAGATGGCTCAACATATCGTGGTTACTTTTGTGCTGCTCCTAAAGGTGCATTCGATAAATGCAAGAATGTTTATCTTAAAACAACAGACGCAGCATGGAGTACATTCGTAGCAGAACAGGTTAAGTGAAAACCCTTAGACGCTCTATCAGTAAAGCAGAGGTGGGGGGCGAACCATTGCCCCCTGCTTTTCAAGCATTTGAAAGAGCGGGAATCATACTACGCAGAGCAGAAGTAACAGTAATAGCAGGCACTCCAGGTGCAGGCAAGTCATCAATTGCATTAGCAATTGCTGCTAGAACTAAACTACCAACGCTTTACTTCAGTGCAGATACCAATGCACACACCATGGCTATGCGTTTAATAGCAATGGCTGGCAACATGAGCCAACAATCAGCAGAACAATTACTAAAGAAAGACCCAGACAAAGCAAATGAAATACTATTACTAAACAATCATTTGTTCTGGTCATTTGAATCTACACCTACATTAAAAGATTTAGATGAAGAAGTATCTGCATTTGAAACAGTATGGGGCAGAAGCCCTACACTTATAGTTGTAGATAATCTTATGGACATAGCAATGGATGGACATGAAGAGTTCCAAGGTATGCGTGCTGCAATGAAAGAACTTAAGTATCTAGCCAGAGATACCAATGCTGCCGTGTTAGTATTACATCATACTAAAGAAGGATTTGAAGGTTATCCTTGTCAGTCAAGGTCATCTATTCAAGGCTTGGTTAATCAGATACCAGCAATGGTATTAACTATTGGTCAGATGAAACAAGGAGATGACAACTTTTTATGTGTAGCCCCAGTTAAGAATCGTTATGGTAAAGCAGACCAGACAGGTAGTAACTATGTTACTCTCTCATTCAATCCAGAATCTATGCATCTAGATGATGTTATGATTAGGTATACAACCCAGCAAGAACTACTATGAGTAACGATGAAGTAATACTTATGTTATCTAAAAAAATAAAAGTATTTCAACAAGTACTAACAGATGACAGTGTTGCTACAGTTGAATGTAAAGGTTGCAAAAAACAAGTTAAAAATTATGAGTACACTAAAGGAATGATATATGCATTCCATAACATAATGATGGAGTTACAAGATGAGCAATCCAGCCAAGGCTAAGGGCAGTAGAGCCGAGTCAGATGTCGTAAAGTGGCTTAAAATCAATGGTTTTCCCTATGCAGACAGGCGGATAGCAGGTGCTCAGTTAGACAAAGGAGACATCAGCGGTGTCAATGGAGTAACAATAGAAGTTAAAGACCACTATCGTTTAGATTTATCTACATGGGTAAAAGAGTTAGAAATAGAAATAAAGAATGACAAAGCATGGACAGGCACAGTACTACACAAACGCAAAGGTAAAGGAGATGTTGGAGAATGGTATGCAACAATGCCAGCAAAAATATGGATAGAATTAATTAGGAAGATAAATGGACAAGCATGATATTACTGCCTATCTAAGTTATATAGGCGCCACCCTGCCAGCGGAGGGGCATGGTTGGCGCAAGATGCGTTGCCCTTTTCATGGTGATAAGCATGCATCAGCAGCATTAAACTTTGAAGATAAAAGATTTAAATGTTTTGGTTGTGAAGTACAAGGTGATGTATACGATTTAATTATATATAAACAAGGAGGTAATTATAGTGAGGCTATCAAATTCGCAGAGAGCATTTCTCTTGCAGGCAACAGAACAATACGCTCAGCACATTCATCTGGCGGAGGAATACCTTTCAAGCCGTCATCTCTCGGTAGAAGAAGTGAAAAAGTTTCATCTGGGGATAGTGAAGGACGCTCTTCCAGGACACGAGAGTTATAAAGGCAGACTAGCAATACCATACATCACACCATCAGGTGTGGTGGATATCAGATTCAGAACTCTTAATAATAATCCAGATGAACCTAAATATATGGGTATACCTGGGGCTAAGACTACAATGTTTAATGCACAAACAGTACTAACTGCTGGTAATTACATATGTGTAACTGAAGGTGAATTAGATACAATAATTTTAGAAGCCAAGACAACACACTCATCTATTGGTATACCTGGAGTTAACAATTGGAAACCTTATTACAGTAAGATACTAGATGACTTTGAAACAGTAATTGTTTTAGCAGATGGAGACAATGCTGGTTTAGAGTTTGGTAAGAAACTAAGTAGAGAACTACCCAATGTTAATCTAATGCAAATGCCAGAAGGACATGATGTTAACAGCATTATAGTACAAGAAGGAAAGGAGTGGATAGATGAGCGAATCAGAAAATGTTTGGGAAACTGATGAAGAGTTATGGAATTTTATAGGAGAAAACAAAAGGTTAGTTGGTCTACAAATATCTGATGGACAGGGATTAGATATACTTAATGCATTAAGAGATATATATATAACAGTAGATGATGACCCAAAAAGTGCTATGAGAATGCTTTCGTTATTAGCCACAGTTATATACGCAAGTAGTATAGGAGAAGGTCAGCAATTTACTGACGAAATACAAGTAGCAGCAGCAATGGAACAATTTGATTCTAGTATGAAGGAGATGTTAAGTGAAGAACCCAAGTGATGTAGACACAATTCTTAATGAATTAAAAACTATTATCCTTAAGAAGCAAGAAGATTATGGTCCGTTAAATATTGCCCTCGCTCCTGGCGGGGCAATGAATGGGCTGCGTGTTAGGATGTATGACAAACTAGCCCGTCTGAATAACATGGCTGATAAGGGCGCCACGCCGAACTATGAGTCTATTGAAGATACCTTTATAGACCTGGCTAACTATGCCATAATAGGACTATTGGTACAAAGAGGACAGTGGGAAGGCATAGAATAAAATATGACAGATGCATGGGTAGATGAATACGAGTTGCTCGTTTCTACTCTTGCGTCTGAATATTATAGAAAGTATCCAGTTACAGAAACAGAAGATATAAGACAAGTACTATGGGTATGGTTTCTTACTCATCCAGTTAAATATACAGAGTGGTCTAAGTTACCACCCAAAGATAAAGAAAGATTAATTGCTAGGTCATTACGCAATGCAGCACTTAAATATTGTGAGCAAGAGAAAGCCCGTAAAATTGGCTATGACATATCAGATTTATATTACTACGACTCATCAGTGATAGAAGCATTCCTTCCATCTATCATAGGTAATACATATGAGATACCTAGTAAAATTAAAGACCTCAACTTTAAGTTTGGTAAATCAGGTGAGGTAACAGACGGTAACAACTGGTTAGTTCTACGGTCAGATATAGAGAAAGCATTCAACAGACTAGCAGAGGCTAAACAAAATATTTTAAGAATAAAATTTAGTGCAGAGAACTACGAGTGGAGTGACTTAGGTAAAGAACTTGACACTTCTGCTGAAGGTGCACGTAAGAGAGTTGAACGTGCAATATCTTCTTTAGTAAAGATACTAGGTGGATGGCGAACATATAGTGAGCCAGACGTTATAGAAAGTAAAGAAGAAAATGAAGAGCATGAGTGAAGAACCTAAAGAAATAAAAGATTTGTTTAAAAAAGACTATACCAATTCTATGGACCTAAGAGGACATCCAATTGGAGATATCTGTGTATGTGGTTCACAATTGTTTACAGCAATAGTAGCCTTTGAATATGGTGAAATAGCATTTTACTTTTTAGATGGTGAATGTGTAGACTGTGGTTCACTAGTAACCCTACCTACACCAATAGATAATATCGGAATGGATTGTGACTGATGCCTTACTATGACTTTGAATGTAAAGTATGTACTAAGATTATAGAAACTAATGACCCTACTCCACCACCTTGTGCTTCTTGCGGTAACATGATGCTTCGTGTATGGTCTCCTATACCAACCCACTTTAAGACAGGTGGATTTTATTCTACAGGGGGTTAAAAGTTTTGATTGATTATCCAGTATGGAAAGATATACCATCATGTACTGGTATTGATGTAGAGGTATTCTTCACTGAAGAAAAAGGTAATTATCCCCACCTTAATTATATTAAAAAACTATGCAATACTTGCCCAGTACAAGTCCAATGTTTTGACTATGCAATTGAAAATTTAGTTGAAGGAATTTGGGGTAGTACTACTAAAAAAGAAAGGGATAAGCATAGAAGTAAACGTGGAATAATTGGTAAGACAGTTGTTCCTGCTTCTATATTTAATAGTAATTATGAATAGACTATATTCTTTAACCCCAGAAGAAGAAGCCATTGCAGTTGAGGTTGGTTATCAAAGGCAAAAGCCATACTTTGGTGACCCTACTCGTAACATAAATTATTCAGAAGGAGACCTTTGGGAATTGTGGCAACATGCTGTTGCTGCTGGTAGTGAACTAGCGTTTGCTAGAATGATTGGCAATACAACTTTTGTTCCTCATTTTAATAAATGGAAAAATGAATTAGATATTCCTGGCCTTGGTGAAGTTCGTTATACATTTAATGACCAGCCAAAATTAAGATATACAAATAGAGATAATGATTCTCTTGTATATATATTAATGGCTGATGGTATGCGTCATAAAACTAGACGTGCTGCACCAGATTGGTTAGGAGCACCATATAAAGCAGTTGGCTGGTTATATGGTAGTCAATGTAAAGTAGATACATTTAAGTATAATGAAAAATCTTGGTATGTTCCTGCGGCATATCTCTCATCAATGGATACA